CCCTGCCTACCGACAGAGAGTGGCTCAAATGATGGCACGTTCTTCGGTATTCTAACTGTCTCCATTGGATTGGGGGTCTATGTACCCCCTCTCCTTTTAAGTATATCTACTGGGTGTACTTAAAAGGGGAAACCCTAACACACAGTCAACATAACAAACGATTACCCCTGACCTGCTGCGGCAGACAATCTTGGCGAAAGGNTGTGATGATTGCTGAGTGTACTTTAACTCAACAACATTACTAAGAGGTANATCGAAATGGCTTCAGCCGCTTCAAACCCAGCTTACAACGTAAGTTTTCAGGGTCAAAATAACCTTTCCGGTGACGTGCGTGACTTGTTTCTCAAGCTGTACGCTGGCGAGGTTCTCACTGCTTTTGAAGAGAAGAAAATCATCTCTGACAAAGTCCGTACTCGTACAATCTCAAAAGGCAAGTCTGCTTCATTCCCAATGACAGGCCGTGCCTCTGCCGAATACCTTACACCAGGAAACGAAATCACTGGTGGGGCTATCCGCGCAGGTGAGCGTATCGTAACTATTGATGACTTGCTCATCTCTAGCCAGTTCATTGCTAACATTGATGAAGCAATCAACCACTACGATGTTCGTTCAATCTACTCTAAGGAAGCTGGTATCGCTCTGGCTAATGAAGCTGACCGGAACGTAGCTCGTATGCTCGTTAAGGCCGCTTTGTCTACCAACGCTACTCGTGCCGCTGGCCTAGTCCAAGACTACAAAGCGTTCTCAGAGGAAGACTTCACCGATAACGTAACTATTGGTACTACCAATGCCCATGACCTTGATGCTTCGCATCTTGCTCAGGCAATCTTCAATGCTCGTAAAGAGATGGAGAAGAAGAACGTACCAATGGATGGCGCATGTGTCCTCCTTCCACCTGACCAGTACTACGCATTGCTAGATGTTACTGACGGCAACAAGCTTGTGTACATGAACCGCGACTTCGGTGGCAATGGTTCTATCGCAGCCGCTAATGTTCCAAACATTGCTGGTATGCCTGTGTTCATGTCAAACCATGCTGACGTTACTAACCTTTATCAGAACTTCACCACAGGTGATGCTGCTGAAGGTAAGACTGGTGATAACGCTCCGCTTGCAAATACTGCAGGTTCTGGACGTGCAACAGCCTACGACCTGCCTACTGCTGCCGTAGATGGCGCAGACATGGTAGCAGTCGCTGCAAAAATCCGTGGTTTCGTCTTCACTCCAGACGCAGTGGCTACTGTTAAGCTGCTCGATTTGGGGATGGAGTCTGAGTACCAGATTAACCGTCAAGGCACTTTGATGGTTGCTAAGTATGCAATGGGACATAACGTCCTTCGCCCTGCTTCTGCAATCGCACTCTTAGAGGCCTAGATTACATAGGGGGAGAGGTTTACAGAGCCTCTCTCCTTTATTTTTAGGGTAGTGTTATGAGCGACAAATTAAAAATTAAAACCAAATCTCGTGTAAATGAGGCAGGTAACTACACCAAACCTACGATGCGGAAGCGCATGTTTAACAGCATTAAAGCTGGTAGCAAAGGCGGGAACCCCGGTCAGTGGTCAGCGAGAAAAGCTCAGTTACTTGCGTCACGCTATAAAAAGTCTGGTGGGGGTTACACAACGTGAAAAAACCCCAACAAAGTTTGAAGAAGTGGTCACAACAAAAGTGGCGTACTAAGTCTGGCAAGCCGTCAGCTAAAACTGGGGAGCGTTACTTACCCGAAGCTGCCATCAAATCACTGTCAGCATCAGAGTATGCCGCAACTACCAAAGCCAAACGAGAAGGCTCTCGTAAGGGCAAACAATTTGTTAGACAACCACTCAAGATTGCACAGAAAACCGCAAAGTATAGGACGTAATTATGCCGAATGTAGCAGGTAAGAAATATGCCTACACCAAACAAGGCATGGCTCAAGCTAAGAAGGCTGCCAAAAAATCAGGTATGCCAATGAAAGCAGCAGCTAAAACAGATATTTATAAGAAGAAGTAACATGGCTATCAAACGTGGTGGTCATAACTTCTCAGGGTTGAGAGTGCCTATTAGAACTCCCAACCACGGCGCAAAATCACACGCTGTTCTTATTGGCACTGCCAAAGACCCCAAGCTTATTAGGTTTGGTGAACAAGGCGCAAAGACGAACCAATCCGCATCACAACGTAAAGCGTTCAAGGATAGGCATCGGAAGAACATAGCCAAAGGCGAGACAAGCGCGGCCTACTGGGCAAATAAAACTAAATGGAAAGATAAAGCATAGGAGGCTTAGCATGGCGCAGACAACCAAGCTAGAAGCAGTTAACACAATGCTGTCTGCTATCGGAGAAGCTCCTGTTACTGCACTAAACTTAGGTCTAGTCGAAGCTGACATTGCTGAAACCATCCTAGAGTCCGTAAGTAAAGAGGTGCAATCGCAAGGCTACTCTTTCAACAGACAGCTATCCGTAGCATACAACCCTGATACCAATGGTAACATCGTATTACCCGCTGATATTCTAAGAGCAGATAGCACTCAGAAAACAGGCAACCTAGACCTAGTACAGCGCGGTCTTAAAATGTTTGATAGGGTTAATAATACCTATACTATCTCTGGCACAGTCTATCTAGATACTGTGACACAGTTAGATTTCCTAGACCTCCCCGAAGTAGTCAAACGCTACGTTACAATACGAGCAGGACGTATTTTCCTTGACCGTGTTGTAGGCTCAGCAACGCTTCACGGTTTCTCAGAAAAAGATGAGGCACGAGCCTTGTCAGAAATAAGAGACATGGAAGGGGAAGGACAGGACTTCAACATCTTCAACAGCTTTGACACATACAGCATCATCAATAGGGTGGCTGGGAGGACTGTCACATGACACTAATCAGTACGTCCATCCCAAACCTTATTAATGGTGTATCTCAACAGCCCCCATCCGTAAGGCTGGTTACACAGGCAGAGAAACAAGAGAATGGACTGTCTAGTGTTGTAGATGGCTTAACCAAAAGACCCCCAACAGAACATAAAAACTTCTTTATTACTGGCTTGAGCAGTCAACAGCAGACTGACTTTGCTAACGCTTTCATCCACCCTATCAGGAACTCTGACAACACCTTACATTTCTTGGTCATTCAGAAGGACGGTACGGTAACAATTTGTGACAGCGCAGGTACGGTCAAGTCGCTTACAAACAACGGCTCTTCATATTTATCTGGACTGACTAACCCATCAACAGAACTGACAGCCACGACTGTTGCTGACTTTACATTCCTTGTAAACAAAACAAAGACAGTAGCTCAGTCCAGCAATGCTTCACCTACGAGAAACCCCGAAGCTCTTGTCCATGTAGCTAAGTCGGATTACAGCGTAACTTACACTCTTAGCATTACTAAGGGTGGGCAGACGTACACACGCGAAATCAGTACAATGGCTTCTGTTCAAGATAGTACTGCAGACTCCGCTGACGCTGAAAAGTCAATTCAGACTGACCGTATTGCATCAAACCTTAGATACAACACAACTACAGAAACAGCTTACTACGGGACTACTTCCGGTTCTTCCATACCAGGCATCAACTTTGCTTTGTATGGCAACGTCATTCATATCTATGGCAGCTCATCTAATGATGACTTTACCCTAGAAGCTACGGACAGTAGAGGCGGTGAGCATCTCAGAGTCTTCAAAGGCGAAACCCCTGACTTTAAGAAACTTCCTACACAATCCCCAGAAAACTTTGTGATAAAAGTATCGGGCGATAACACCAAAGGTCAGGACGATTTCTATGTAAAGTTTAACACTAACGTAACTAATGGTAGGCCTGTATGGAAAGAAACTATCAAGTCAGGTATTCGCACTACGATTGACCCTTCAACTATGCCCCATACTCTGACCTATGACGGTTCTGCCTATACGTTAGGTACACAGGCGTATGACGACAGGCTTGTAGGGGATGATATTACAAACTCGTTCCCTTCCTTTATTGGCGAGAAAATTAACGATGTATTCTTCCATAGGAACAGGCTTGGCTTCCTTGCTGACGAGAATGTAATCTTCAGCGAAGCTGGGGAATACTTTAACTTCTTCAGTAAGACAGTAGTTACCCTTGTTGATAGTGCGCCTATTGACGTTGCCGTGTCTAACAATCAGGTATCTATCCTACGTCATGCTGTGCCGTTCAATGAAAGCCTTCTGTTATTCTCAGACTTCTCCCAGTTCCGCTTATCTGCAGAACAACTACTTACCCCTGAGACAGTCTCTATTGATGTGACTACACGCTTTGAGGCCAGCCTTGTGGCTAAGCCAAAGGGCGCAGGTAAGTATGTTTACTTCCCTACTAAGAAGGGAGCGTTCTCTGGTTTACGAGAGTACTTTGTGGACATATCTACAGAAACAAATGATGCGTCTGAGATTACGGCACACATTCCTAGCTACATTGCTGGCACAGTAAAGAGTATGGCAGCTTCCTCTAACGAGGACATGGTATGCTTAATCACAGACGATGACGCTACTGTGGTTTACCCTTACAAGTTTTTCTACAAAGGAAACGACAAGCTACAGTCAGCTTGGTCACAATGGAAGTTCTCTGGAAGTGTACGCTTCATGGAGTTTGACCAATCAGACTTGTTCTTTGTGACACAGTACGGCGACAAAATTGCCCTTGAGCGTATGAACTTCTCGCGTGACGATGCACTGTCTGACACCTCCTTTCCTGTCTTATTAGATAGGCGAGTAAAGCTGACAGGCAACGACACCCTGCCCTACACTGATGCTACTGCAATATATGTCACCACTGCAGGAGCGATTGTATCTGCATCCGCTGCAGCTACCTTCCAAGCAGGAGGGGGTACGGTATACGCAGGTGTACCTTACACGCTGATTTACCGCTTCTCTCAACAAGTGTTCCGTAACCAGAAACAGCCTATTACCACAGGCAGGCTCCAGTTAAAGAACATGGCAGTAGTATATGCTAACACAGGCTTCTTCAACGTAGTCACAGTCCCCCACAAGAACCTCCCAGTAGCCTCGCGTACAACGTACACACGGGCATTTACAGGCAGGGTGGTTGGTGGAGGAACTAACATCCTTGGCACAGTTCCGCTTGATACAGGAACCTATCGCTTCGGGTTACAGGCTAACGCACAGAATGCACAGATAGAACTTCAGAGTGCTAGTCACCTCCCCTGCTCTTTCCAAAGCGCAGAGGTAGAGGCTGAGTTCGTACTGAGGTCACAGAGGATGTAAATGGAAGGCCATTATAGACCGTACAAGGATGAAGATATCATTACAGTCGCTTCAAGCATGTGTGAGGCTGATGTATTGGAAGTCAAGCTGTCTGATGGCCTTTCCCCTCTAGACGCTCTCAGAAGGGCTGTAGAAGACTCTGCAGAGGTTAACACCATAGTTGGCTCAGACGGTGAGTTACTGGGTATGTTTGGTCTTAGCTATGAGGATGACCTTGTTGGTAGCCCTTGGATGCTGTCTACAGGCAACCTGTCTAATTACTACATCAAGTTCCTACGCCAGAGCAGGCAGTGGGTTGAGGACGCTAACAAACGCAGGAGCGTGTTAGTCAACTACGTCCATGCTGAGAATGATAATGCCATTAAGTGGCTTCGTTTTCTAGGCTTCAGCTTCATTCGTAAAGTCGATTATGGAGTAAGCAATGCTCCCTTTTACGAATTTGTGAGGATTAAATAATGTGTGTTCCACCACAGGTAGCTATGGCTATAGGCCAAGCTGGTATGAAAGTCATCGAACACGAGAACGATGTTGCTGACTACAACAATACCGTCAACACTAATTATGGTAACAGAATTAATGCGGTTCGCGCTAGAGACGTGTCCATTGGGCGAGTCAGGCTAAAGAACGAACAAGAGCAGGGTGTGATTACCGACAAGAAATTTGCCAATGCTATTGCAGCCTTGAAAAACACAGAAACATTTAAGACGGCTGCAGGTGAGGACAACATCGTAGGGCGGTCTATTGACCAAGCCTTAAACATGCGTATTGCAGACAGTCTTCGTAATGCTACCAAGCTGTCCACACAATCAAACATGATTGACGAGCAAGCCAAGATGGATGCTTTGGAAATCCAAGCACGTCTTGAGGGACGCTTGGCACAGATAGTTGACCCTAACCCTCCTAGCGTAGAGGAAGCAATCATTGGAGCCGCTGCCGCTGGCGCATCGGGGTACAACTCCACAGANGCANNAACTTGGGGCGACTTTTTTAGTTAGGAAAAATTATGGCATCAAAAAGAAGTCAGGTACAAAGTAACCTGCCAGTAATCGAAACTAACCAACCTGTCGCTAGAGTTATTGACACATTCGCCCCAGCCGCTGCCCCTGCCAAAACCCCTAACAGAACAGCTAATATCCTAGAAACCTTGATTAACTTTGGTCAGTCACAGAATGATAGGATTTTAGCAAAGCGCAAGGCAGAGCAAGAAGCACTAGAGAAGCGAGAGCGAGATGCTCTTAACTTAGCATTCCTAGAAAACCCTGACCAGTTTGCTCAGGATTTACGTTTAGGTAAATTTAAGAACCTTACTTCCCCTGCCCAGCTTCTAGCTGGTGAGCATATGGGTGTACGGTTAGCTAGGAAGTACAACGTATTTCTTAGGGAGGAGTACGCAAAAGCAGGACTTGCTGAAAGTGATGATGCTTCCGCTTTCTTTGAATTTGAAAATGGAATGCGTACTCAATTCATTCAAGACAATGGGGATGCCTTCACTAAAGAAGGGGTGTCTGCAGGATTTTCTAAAAACTTTCGACAGTATATCCAGAGCTTGGACTCTACGCATACCTCGACAGCTAACACTAATCTAAAAGCAAACCAAGAGACAGCATTCAAGGATGTAATCTATACGAACATTGATGGCTTTTTAGCAGGAAGGGTGTCAAACGAAGACTTTGGCAACAACATCCGAATAGGACAATCGGATGCTAAGCTTGGGTACAACTTTGATAATAACAAGGCTAACACCTTAACTGTTGATGCGTTAATTTCTTACGCTAGAGACACCCCCGACATTAGCTTTGCACAAGCTAGGGGCATCCTTAATCTTGCTAATTTTATTCAGACAAGTCCGGGCAGTACTCTAAGTGGTACTAAGGAAGCCAGCTTCAAGATAGGGCAAGCCAACGCTGCTATTGATGACGAGGAAGAACGCGAAAACGATAAGAAAACCAAAGCTTATAAAACACAGAAGCTTATGGTCACTGATACCATTACTTCAAAAATACAGGCAGCTTTGAAAGCAGACCCTACTGTGAGTTTGGAAACAATACTAACTCCAGATGAATTAAAAAAGGCACAGGAATTTTATCCTAAATACCTACAGGATTTTGACACCTACCAAGATTTTTTCCAGAACCAAAGTGCGGAAAGATTAGAAGGCAGTGCTGTAATAAACTTGAGACAGCAAATATTAGCATCACCTACAAGAGACAAAGCCAGACTCCTTTTGGATAGTATGGTTAGTAACGGAAAGTTAAAAGGAGATGCTTCTGTTTTTGGTACACTAGTTCAAGATATTCAAAAAATCCCGACAGAAGAAACCACAAAGCCTCGTCCTCAGTTTACGAGGGATGCGCTGTATCAATCAAGTTATAGGTTGCTAGGTGGGCAGATTACCGTTGATGGAAATTACATGGCAGGCTCTGTGCCTCCAACCCCAGACAAAACTGCAAAACTTGAATACTTTAACTTTGCATTTCTGGATTTGTATTTAGGTGTAACCCTTATTAACGGCAAAGCATATGCAGACATGTCTCGCATTGAGCAGGCAAATGCTGTCAGGGATTTATATAACCAAGCCAAAGACTTTACGCCAAACGAATAAAGGAGCCACTCATGGCTGAGCCAGATATTGCCACATCTGCGGATGAAGAGCAAAACGATGGATATATTAAAGACACTTTTGAAGGTATTGGCACTGGCGTAGTAAAAGGTTTTAACGAAATAACTGCTAAAGCAGATGCTGTTAGTGGTGGACTTTTAGATGATGCAGCTACTTGGTTAAATGAGAATGTAGTTGATTTAGGTAGTCTAGGTGTCAACGAAGATGGCGAAGTAGTTTACGGACGCATAGCTGAGGCCTTGAAACAAGGTAAAGCACAGGGTCTTGAGGGCGTAGATTTAGATAATTACGTCAAGGAAAATGCTGAGCTTTACAACCTGACTGACGGTTTGCAGACTATACCTGGTAACATATCATCAGGCCTTACACAGTTTGCTGTCGGATGGTTACCAGTCAATCGTGTCTTGCGTGTAGTTAATCCCACAAGCAAGGTAGGAAAAGTTTCAAAGCTTATGGGTGAAGGTGCAGGCGCAGAGGTGCTTGCCTTTGATAAGCACGAAGAACGCCTGTCGAACCTAGTTGAAGATTACCCTTCTCTATCAAACCCAGTCACAGCATACCTAGCTGCTGACCCTAACGATGGCACAGCCGAAGCTATTTTCAAGCAAGCTTTAGAAGGTGTCATGCTGGAGAGTGCGGCTCTAGTTGTGATTGCAGGAGCAAGAGCTATAAGAGCCTCCCGAAATGGTTCTGAAGATGCCACGTCCCTAGCAGAGACTGCATCAAAAGAAGCTGAAAATTTTGCGCCAACTATGGGTGATGATTTAATATCTGAACTTGAATCTTTCAAAGAATCAAACCAAATTCTTATTGATGCAAACGAAACTGCTTCAACATTATCTGGAGTAGAACGAGCTAAAGTTAGGGCTGAGGGACGTAGCGAAGCAGTTGCGGCTATGTCAGACGATGCCTTAGCAGACCTACAGTCTAAAGGTGGAGCAGTAACTAAAACACAAGCCCAGCAAACTCAATCTGCCAAGATTAGGATTGGGCAATTCTTTGCTAAGTATGGCGAAAACACTGATGAAGCTCTTGATGCTATTCTTGCTAGGTTTGGTGGTGATGAAGATAAAGCTGCAAAGTTTGTAGCAGATGCTGCAGTTGTGGCTGATATTGCTATAACTAAATTTACAAATACACACGCCTCCTACGTTGCTGGTGACCTCCCTTATAAGGACGTTACAGCTTCTTTAACACGAGCGATACAGGCAGTGAATTATGCCAGAGGTGGGGTATCTTCGGCAGGTAGGGCTTTAGATTTTGCTAAAGTTATTAATGGATGGGAAGTAAATACTACAGATGTAGCTCTGAAAACAGGAGCCTTCTTACAACAAGACTTAAAAGCACAGAACAAGTTCTTTGCCAGCCTTGGTAAGTTTGCAACCTCCATAAAGAACGGTGGCTCACGCGGTGTTGGCATGGTTAACGAGTTGTTCATCAACTCTATCTTGTCAGGCTTTAAGACACATGTAGTTAACATAGGCTCTAACACTTACACTATGCTTACCATGCCTATGGAAAAAGCTATTGGCGCGGCCATAACGGGCAATCGTGATGACATGATGAAAGCCTTGAGGATGTATCAGGGCTTTGCGTATGGAAGTTTATCATCTGCGAAAGGAGCGTTTAGCGCACTTAAAAGTGGACAAACTAAACTAGATGCCGACTACTCCATCATGGAAGATGGAAAGATGATGCGTGAGGGCTACATCCCTCTTTGGGCTGGTGGCGGTATTATCCGCGCACCTACACGTCTACTTGCCGCTGAGGACGAGTTCTTCAAGCAGATTAACTTTCGTGCTTTTGTTTACTCAGAAGCAGTAACAGCAGGACGTGAGCTTATTAAAAGAGGAGAGATTAATCCTCTCACTGAGAAACCTTACACCAAAGCTGACCTAGCCAAGTATGTGGATGATGAAGTTGAAAAGGCTGTCAACATCCAGATGGAACAGGCTATGACAGGTAGAGCAAGCGATGACGCTTTAGCTCCTACTGCAGATGCGGCTATCCAATATGGACGTACTGCTACCTTTACTCAGGGATTAGATGGAAAAGTATCTCAGGGAATTAGTAAAGCTGTCACAGACTTTCCTATCCTGCGTCAGATTAACCCATTCGTTAGAACCCCACTAAATCTATTGTCTTACACCATACAGAGAGCCGGGCCGCTGGCTTTCCTGTCAGGGCGTTTTCGTAGAGATTTATTTTCTGGGGGGACACGTTCAGGCGAGGCTATTACACGAGCAAGTGTAGGCGGTGGATTAGCTTTTTATTTCTACAACCAAGCAGTTGAAGATAAGATAACTGGCTCTGGCGAAACGCTTACTACAGACCAACTAAAAGGTCTGCAGGACATTGCAGGGTACGATAAGAACTCTGTCATTACTGAAGACGGCTACGCTAACGTGCAGCGTTTGTCCCCTGCCCTAGACCTTATGACTATCATGGCTTCTATCCATGAGCTTAATAAGTATGGCAACGTAGAAGGCGCAGACGAAATGACAATGGCTGTTACGATGGTCATCACAGAAATGATGCGTGATAAGTCATTCATGCAAGGTATTGATGATTTCTTCAATGCTATTGATGACCCTGAGCGTTACGGTACGTCTTACATGGCTAACCGCGCAGGAGCTTTAATACCTTATTCTGGTCTACTGAAGTCTATTAACCAAGAGCTTAATGACCCTAAGAACAGAAAGATACGAACAGTTCTTGATGGGTTTTATCGTAACACTCCAGGCCTATCTGATGAGCTTGACCCCCACTACAACATCCTTGGTGAAGAAAAGTTTATCCCTGAGTTCTATGGGGTAGACATGGCATCCCCTGTTGGGTGGTCTGAATTAAAAGATAACCCACTAGCTGAAGAATGGATGAATGCTTTAGAGAATGGTCTTCCCTACAACGTAGGAATGCCCCCAACTAATAAAGATGGCATAGACCTTACGGATAGAGTGTTTGCCACAGATAGAGATGGTAATCCCTTAGACCCTGAGCTTGAGCGTGGCACAGCCTATGGCGAGTGGATGCGGAGAACTGGTCTTATCAAAGCCGAAGTTGCTCTTGGTGGAAAGAAACTAGGAGATGGTGAGTTAACCCTCAGACAAGCTCTGACAGCGTTAGTTCAATCTGATGATTTCAAGGACGGTGGGACAGGTAACATTCGTGTTGGCGATAGGGTTTATACAGGAACAAAGCAACAGGTAGTGAAAAAGGTCATTAATATGTATCGCAACACTGCTTGGGAACTGATGGTTGGTAAAGACCCTTACGAACCTGGCTCTCCTCTTGGGGTGTTTGGCTCTGAAGGTATTCTATATGAGCATAAAGGTAAACCTGCCCCTCAATACGCAGAATTTCCCATGTATCAAAAGTTGTCAGTTGCTTACTGGAACCATATACGAAACCAAAATTATTACTCTCAATCACAAGAAGGCCAAGACATGATGAGAGATAATGAACAAAAACTTAATAGCGTACTCACAGGAGGCACTAACTAATGGCTAATTCCGTAGTCACCTTCGCAAGTATTGGTTCGCCTCAATCAAGCTTTTCATTTTCATTTAGCTACTTAGCTGCAACTGATATTGATGCGTTTGTTGATGGTACATCTGTGTTTGCAAACAATGCCTCCACAGGTACAGCAGTTGGAGGAAACACCTACACAGTAGCATTTAGCTCTAGTGGGTCTAAAACACTAACTTTCTCCCCTGCCGTACCACAGGGAAGCACAGTGCGTATTGAGAGAAATACTGACCTTACTTCAAAGGCAGTAGACTTCTCAGACGGTGCTGTGCTTACTGAGTTAGCTCTCGACTCCGCTATTGACCAAGTGTTCTTTGCTACTCAGGAATCCAACGATAAGACTGCAGAGTCTATTATTGTAACTCCTGACGGTAAGTTTGATGCTACATCTAAGGTTATTAAGAATGTTGCAGACCCTGTAGCTAACACTGATGCGGTGAACAAGCAGTTCATCTCTACCAACCTACCTAACATTACAACGGTGGCTGGCATCTCAGGCGATGTCACAACGGTAGCTGGTATCCAAGCAAACGTAACAGCAGTTGCGGCTGACCAAGCTGACATTGGGACAGTCTCGTCCAACATTGCCAGCGTCAATACTGTAGCCACTAACATTGCTGATGTGGTGACGGTAGCTAATGACCTGAATGAAGCAATCTCAGAAATCGAGACTGCCGCCAACGACTTGAATGAGACTACCTCAGAGATTGACACGGTTGCTAACGCAATCGCCAACGTCAACACAGTTGGTACTAACATCTCTAATGTTAACACAGTTGCTGGTGTCTCTAGCAACGTGACCACAGTGGCTGGCAACAACGCCAACGTATCTACCGTGGCAGGTATCTCAAGTGATGTAACGACTGTCGCTGGTATCCAAGCAAACGTAACAGCAGTTGCCGGAGATGCGACTGATATTGGAACAGTAGCTACAGACCTTGCTGGTACTGACACAATAGGTACGGTTGCCGGAAACATTACTAACGTCAACACCGTGGCTGGCAACAATGCCAACATCAACACGGTAGCTGGTGTGTCTGCTAACGTGACCACAGTAGCTGGTATTTCTAGTGATGTATCCACTGTCGCAACTAATAACGCCAACGTGACATCGGTAGCTGGTAACGCTACCAACATCAACACAGTAGCTGGTGCGGCAACCAACATTAATACAGTTGCCTCTAACCTGACGAATGTAAACAGCTTCGCTAACACCTACTTTATTGGTACGTCTGCACCCTCTAGCCCAACCACAGGCGACCTTTGGTTCGACAGTACCCCTTCCGTCCTTACGATGAAGGTGTACAACGGCTCTGGCTTTGTAAACGCTGGTTCATCAGTCAACGGAACCGCTGCCCGTGAGAGCTACATTGTAGGAACCAACTCAGGTTCATACACAGGTTCAACCACAGTCTTCCCTGCCACATATGATGCTGGCTTTGTCGATGTGTACTTGAATGGCGTGAAGCTACATGGCGCAGACTTCACGGCAACCAATGGAACCAGCATTACGCTGGCATCGGCGGCAACGTCTGGTGATACGCTTGATGTGCTGTCGTTTGGTACATTCACGCTGGCAAACATTGCGGCTAACCAACTGACCGATGTGTACACCACAGGCGTAGCTGATGGTCAAATCCTTCAGTACAGCGGAACGAACTCTCGCTTTGAGCCTGTCACCTTCCAAGGTGGGGCAGGATACTTCGTTGGTGAGAATGGTACGACAGGCAACACCAGTACAGGCTTGGGG